GTCACCTTCCGCATGTAGATAATTTTTTGTCTCGCTTGAAAGGTGTTCGTCCAACAAACAATGGGTGGGATGCAAGGTGCCCATGTCGCAATGACGATGAGAATCCTTCTCTTTCGGTAGGTATCGGCGCAGAAGACAAGGTTTTGGTTTCTTGTCATCGTGGCGAGGGTTGCTCGGTTGTGGAGATTTGTCAGTCTGTTGGTTTGAAAGTTGTGGACTTGTATCCACCACAAAAAGAGGAACGAAAACTCACCCTTATTGCAACATACGACTACCGTGACGAAAACGGAATTTTGCTTTTTCAGAAACAGCGTTTCACTGATCAAAGCGGTAAGAAAACTTTTAGACAGAGGCGACCTGATCCAAGCGGGAACGGCAAATGGATTTTTTCTTTAGATAACACACCGAAAATTCTTTATCGTCTCCCACAAGTTCTTGAAGCAAAACGCAACGGTGAAGTAATTTGGTTGGTTGAGGGTGAGAAAGACGCTGACGCAGTTTTTGCTCAAGGCATGGTTGCTACAACCCCACCAAACGGTGCGGGTAAATGGCTTGACATTCATTCCCGTGCGCTTGAGGGTGCAACGGTTTTTATTGTTGCCGACAATGATGAAGTAGGTAGGGAGCACGCGATCAGTGTTGGTGATGTTCTCGCTAAGCATGGATGTGTTATCAGTTCATTCGTCCCACCTAATGGTTTCAAAGATGTTTCAGACATGATTAACGCTGGCAAGTCTCTTAATGATTTGCTTGAGTTGGATAGAACAGAACCGTCGGGAGAAGTAACTGTCCACGATGATGAAGAACAAGAAATTGAGGCAGTAGTTCAGGCAACTTCGCCGATTGAATCTTTAACCGAGCAACTTGTAAAAGTTTTAGCAAATGAAGATTTGAGTGAGTCAACAAGAATTAATAGAGCATCAATGCTTGTTAACTCTTTTGGCGTGGAAGATAGAAGCGACAAGGGGCGACTTGTCAATTGGGCGCAACTCGTCCTTGAAGACGTTGATGATTCTTATGATTGGGTTATCCCAAATGTTTTGGAACGCGGAGAGCGTGTAATTGTTGTTGCCGCTGAAGGTGTTGGTAAAACAATGCTTGCGAGACAGATCGCTATCTGTAGTGCGTATGGGATACATCCTTTTACCATGTCTCGGATGAAGCCGATCAGAACTTTAACGATTGACTTGGAAAACCCTGAAAAGATTATTAAGCGAACATCAGCCAGCATCCATGGAGCGGCAAGACATCTTGGATATTTGGATGGTGAGCCTGATTGCCACATCTTGATGAAACCATCGGGTGTTGACCTGATGCGACCAGCCGACAAAGCGTTTATAGAGCAAACTGTGGAAAGAATACGACCTGATTTACTTCTGCTCGGTCCGATCTACAAGTCATTTATTGATCCCGGTGGCAGGACATCCGAAGCGATCACGGTTGAGATTGCTAAATACTTTGACATGTTGAGGGACTATTACAACTGTGCTCTTTGGCTAGAACATCACGCTCCGTTGGGCACATCTACGACAAGCCGTGATCTACGCCCATTTGGTTCTGCTGTTTGGTCACGCTGGCCGGAGTTTGGCTTGTCTTTGACGCCAGACCCTACTGCTGTTGGTGACTATGTTTATGATGTCCGCCATTTTAGAGGTGCGCGAGATCTGAGAGAGTTTCCAACTAAGATGAGAAGAGGGAAAGTCTTCCCGTTTGAAGTTATGGAATTCATGAAGGTTTGAAATGGCTGAAAAGGGTTTAACTAGAGAGTTTCTCGCTGAACGCGATTTGCGTATTTTCAAGATGAGGCAGGCTGGTATCCCTATCGCCGAAATTGCTAGACGGTTTGGAATTGGGTCTACCAATGTTTCCCATTCAATTCGTAGGCAGTTGGGCAAGTTGAACCAAGAGGCTTTGCTTGCTTACCCTGAAGTTTTGCAAATGGAACTTGAGCGTTTGGATGCTTTGCAGTCCGCAATCTGGCCGATGACGCAACACAGAAAACAAAAAATGGATGACGGCACAGAGGTTGCTATTGAACCCGACATTAAGGCTGTTTCAACGGTTCTTTCAATCATTGATCGTCGTGCGAAGTTGCTTGGTATGGAGCAAACTAATGTCAATGTGCAGATGGATGTGAGGGATGCTTCCCCTCTTCGCGCTGTACTTGCTGGTGCTCCCGGAGTTCTTAGCGCTGAGAAGTTTGATTCTGAAGCAGAGGGCAAGAAACTTCTTGCACTTATGGCTGATGCAGGGATCCTTCCAAAAGAGCAGATCAGGGAACTATTGAATGATTTCCCTGCTCTTGAAGATGGCGACGATATTCAGGATGCTGAGATAGTTGATGCTGAGGACGATGCCGTATCACAAAAAGAGATTGACACCATCTAATTTCGTAAAACGATAGTTTCTTGCAGTTGATCGCTTGCAGAGATGGCATCATGTATCCCTATGATTATTGCAATTCTTATCACAACGGCGATCGTTGTATCAACCCACTCATTCCTAATGCATTCTGTTGACAGATTTGACCGCTACGGCGACAGCGGCGGTTCATTCCGTGAATGGACAGAATTTGAAAAACAGAAAAATCCTTCAAATTTCTAATTACCTTTTTCTGTCGTAGTAATACCCCAAGTTTTTCCATTGTTTAACGCTTGGGTCATCAAGCAATGAGGTCATGTTCTTTTCGTATCCTTCGTCAACTGCACCTTCATATTGCTTTGAGTTGCTGTAGTGACCAATAACGGCTTTCCTTGTCGCATTTTTGTCAGCAGACACTAGGGCGCGATGAAAGAGATTGCCATGCCAAATCAACAGGTCGCCTTTTTGAGCAAGGAAAGTAAAATGCTCTACTTCTTTATGCTCTTCAACTTGTTTTTCAAGTTCATAGTTTAACCACCGTCCATCAATCACTTCCCCGCTATTTTCTCCAAAATAAGCCGCATGCTTATCAAAAACCCATTTATGTGATTTGGGTATCAGTTGAAATGGTCCTGTTTCGTACAAAACATTTTCTACCGCAACCCAAGCACCTATGTAGTTGTTGAAGGCGACGGGGTTTGAATGTATTGAATCCTGATGCCAATTTTTTTGGCTACTCATAGACCATGTATCTACACGGTGAAGAGCAACAGCAAGTTTCAGTTCAGTAAAAAAATTTACTATTATTGAACTGCACATTATGTCCATTACTTCGGGATGTTCTAGATACTCTTCCTCTTTATCCCACCCAAAATTATTTCCATACTGATCAGTTTTGTTGGAGTTTTCTTTTTCCCATACAGAATTGTATTCATCTAAAAGACTTTCGCTTATAGCCTTTTTGAATACAACATAACCATTTTCGTGGAAAAAATCTATTGGCTCCATTTTCTTATTTATACATCGTCCCTATAAAATATTTCAAATCCACAATGCATTATCGCAGATGCGAGCGTTCCATAATAAACGTCTCTTTCAACGCTGTCATCTATTGGTTGTGAATCAATCCTGAGTGATGCTTTCAGTGCAGCGGGGAACGCAATGTCTCGCATGACTCTTCCACCGTTGTACCAATGCGTTTTCCCAAATTCAACTTTCCTGCCAAGTTTCACTTTGTATGGGAGCGTTACGAAAACATGGTCAGTGGCGGTTAGGTGAGTGAAGGAAATGCACTCCTCAACCGACGACTCGTTATCTGCATATAACGTTGCCAAGTCTTTTCCTTCAGTATCCGAAGGGGACATTGAGCAGTAGCCCTCGGCTGCGAGTGTGTATTCGTCAATACCCCATCCCTGTCTCATAATCACTGATGCTTCTATGATCTGCTGAAGTCGTTCGTCTTTGGGTATGCCAAATGTGTTTTTGAGTTGAACTATTGTGACTAATTCATTATCTTTCCAACCAAAAATATTAATATTTAAATCGGATCCTATTCCGTCTTCATCTATCAAGGCAAGTTTTGCCGTTTTGACAGATTCGGCGCATAGTGCTATTTTGTCTAAATCGGTTTCGTAGAATCCTGTATACATGTTGACCCAACCTTACTGTATGGTGCCCCTCACAAAATGAGGGTTGCATTTTGGGGATTTTCTTTGTACTAAGGTTTTCTGCATGTCATCAAAATCAAACAAAAAAGCACCAGTCAAGAAAACAGCATCAAAGAAGTCTCCTGCAAAAAAGAAGGCTCCTGCTAAGAAGCCTGTCTCCAAGAAGGTTTCTGCGACCGCTGAAAAAAGCAACAAAAATGTTTTGGCTGAAATTAAAATTGATACAGCAAAACCACAGTTCGTTAACGCTGAAAAATTCATGAAGTCATTCGTGGATGAATCTGCTGTTTTGATTAAGGCAAATAACGTAAAATCTTTGCCTCTTCGCAAGAAAATGCTTGCGTGGTTCAAGATTAGCAAGTAGTCTGAACCCCATGAGGGGTTTACGAGGGGAAAAATGACAACCGAAGAAACAGTGCTGCCGTTTGTTATTGATTCAAACATTCTCTTAGGTGATGTCCGTGAGACGCTTGCTTCGTTGTCAGATAACAGCATTCATTGTGTTGTTACATCACCTCCGTATTGGGGGCTAAGGGATTACGGAACCGCAACCTGGATTGGTGGCGACCCTGAGTGCTCGCACAAAAGAGATAGTAAGTTCAGTGAAAGTTGCACAACTGGACAGAAACTTCTTGAAGGTGCAATAGGTGACGGCATCTATAAAGTCCAATGCCCTCGTTGTGGCGCGATGCGTAAAGATAGTCAACTTGGTTTAGAGCCAACCGTTGATGAATATGTTGAACATATGGTTGAGGTTTTTCGTGAAGTTCGCAGAGTTTTGCGAGAAGACGGAACTCTATGGTTGAACCTTGGTGACTCTTATGCGGGTAGTAACGGCAACGGATGGAAGCAGTCAATTGCGTCCACCAATGCATCCAACGCTGGCGGGGAGAATGAAGATTTCAGGGCAAAGATCGGTCGCGATGACGGCGATCTGAAACCAAAAGATTTGGTAGGTATTCCGTGGCGCGTTGCTTTTGCCTTGCAGGCAGATGGTTGGTATTTGCGTCAAGACATCATTTGGGCTAAACCTAACCCGATGCCTGAATCTGTTCGTGACAGGTGCACCAAAGCACACGAATACATGTTTTTGCTAACCAAAAAGTCACATTATTTTTTTGATAGCGAAGCGATAAAAGAACCAGCAAAATATGCTTACGACGATAGGGGATCTCGTGCAGACAGCCGTAAAGACGCAGGTATTTCTAACGCTATGCACGGTTCAACAGGAGCCTTTAGAAACAAGAGGTCGGTATGGACGGTAACAACGAAACCATTCAAGGGGGCGCACTTCGCGACCTTTCCACAGGATCTGATAGAGCCTTGTATCTCCGCTGGTACGAGCGAAATGGGATGTTGTGCTCAATGTGGGTCACCTCTAGTGCGTCAAGTGAACCGCAAGAGGATTGCTCGGAACGAGTTGTCAGTGGACGATCCTCGTTACCGACCAAACACCTACGAAGGCGCATATGGGGAAATAAACGGCAAGGGCGACGCAGGTTATTCTCAAACCGACACGATCGGGTGGGAAAAGGGCTGTAAGTGTGAAACTGTTGAGACGGTTCCGTGTACGGTGCTGGATGTGTTCTTTGGTGCTGGTACTACAGGTGTGGTCGCACAGAAGTTGGGTAGATCATATTTGGGGTGTGAATTGAACCCTGAGTATGCACAAATAGCGACATTGCGTCTTTCGGATGAAAAGGAAAAATTGAGGGTCGCTGAGGAGATTAATGCAAGCCAGCCTTCACTTTTTGAGGTTACTTCTGAGGGGTAATAAATGTTGTATTATTTACCTACATAGGTATTCCAGTATTTCTCTTTGACTTGGAGGTCAAAAATGTCAGCATCAGCACCACTTCTTCTCCCAATGACGGTTACAGGCGCATGCGCAACAACTTCAACTGTTGTTGTTCGCACTCCTGTCGCAGGTCGTGTCCGTGCAATCACAGTTGCAGTTGGTACTGCTCCTGCTGGTTCAGCACTTAGCGGAACTGTTCGCAAGGCAACATCCTCGGGAACGGTTGTCGGAACTTGGTCACTTGCAGCCGCCGCCACTTCGGCAGAAGCAACAATGTCAACAGTTGATGGTGCGGACGAAATCGCAGAAGATGACTTGTTGCACCTCGTAGTCGCTGCTGTAGGTTCAGGAACTGCTGGTTCAAACTTGACCGCTCTTCTTCAAATTGATCAGTCGGCAGACCAAGATGGTGTGAACGCCCTCTACCCTTATTCCTGATCTAAAAATTTAAACCCGACAAAATATTTAATCCCCCCACATCCGTGCAGGTCTGTGGGGGGATTAATTATTTATAGACATAAATTATTTACTAAAAGTTATTGCCACCCTGTCGCCAGCAAGGCGCAGAAGATTGATCGCTTCTTTTTGGCTGTGTGACGAACACCAGTCCGATATTTCTTTATTCACTATCAGTTCTAGGTATTCGCAGAAGAATCGCGCCCTACCAGTCATGAATGGCGCAACTCCACACTCCTCTGCTCCTGTTTCTCCTTGTGCAAGGAGTTTTTCTTTACCCCCACAGGCAAGAAGTATTGATCCCCAAATATCTACTTCTTTTGTATATGGGTCATATGTCGTGTAGTTGGAGAACCCTTGTTCCTCTATTATTTGCGCAGCCTTGTCGTAGACATCATGAGCGCCAAGTTCTTTTAATGTTGGGAACATTATTCTGTTTCAATTCCGTTCTTATTGCAAAGATCGGCATACGCATGGTTTGGGCTTTCCCCTATTCCAACCGTCTGCTTGTACTCATCGGTGAAAAGGTCAACGGCGTCACAGTCATCACCCTCAAAATAGTTGAGCATCGCTTCCGTGAACTCATCGCACTCTGCGAAGGCAATCCACTTCCCGCCCTCATATATCCCGCCGTACCTTGCCTCTCTTATGACGACGGGATAAATGCGAATCGTTTTTTGAGTCATATTATTTGATTGGGCAAGCCCCTGTTGCGCAGTCATCAAGCGTTAGATCTAAACCTGTTGCCTGACTAAGGGGAATGCTCATGTCAATTTTCTTTAAGAGCGAACCGTACTGTTCTGAAGTAATTTCTTCGTATGGTGGCAACGGGAAGTTGTGGTCAGCATGTAAGAGGAATGACACGGACTTGACACCTGTGTCGTAGTTCTTGGAGAGCCATTCTTTGATGGATTCAAGTTCTTCCTTTCGGTAGTACACGGTTACCGAAACAGCGTTGTCTGCCCATTCGGTTTGCATTTTGCGCACCCATTCAAGTTGCTCAACGGCTGTCATGTTTTCTGCGAGAACCGCGTTGTCTGGTGACTTGCATGGGAACTCTACGACATAGCGTGTGTGGTCTTCTCTCCCGTCAATACCAATATCCCAAACAACCTTGTGTCCTCGTTTACGGAGACCGTCAACGAGGGCGTCAGACGCTCCAAAACGCACCCTACGGATGTAGAAAGGTGCAAATGCTGGATGTATGCCCGGGGTGATGCCGGGAAGCAATGAGAGCGTGCCAGATGGTTGAACTGTTGTCAACCGCACCGAACGAGGGTATCCGTTTTCTTTGGAATACTTGACATCAAATTCGTCAAGATTACGGTAAGCCTCATCTAGCCAAGAAACCTGTTCTTCTGAAGCCTGCAACACACCCGAGATGCTTTGACCTAGGCGTGCATTCTTAGACACGATCGCATTGGTTTTGGCGTACGGGTAACTAAGTCTTGTGATTTGCTTCTGAACGATGTAAAGCAACTCGGATATTTCCTTGAATTGCTCAATTGAGCAGATGTTGGGGAGAAATATGGTTGAAAGGTTGCATGATTCGCCGTCACCCAAACCAATCTCCGCACAAGGGTTGAACCCCTCAATCGTCTTGTCTGCACGCTCTTCTTTGAGTCGCCCGAACTTCCGTGCAAGCCTTCGGTTAACCAAGCCGTACGGTTCACCACCACCCGTATAGCCCTTCCATAGTTCTGGCATGATGTGGTCGTAGTAGTCAGCGTAAATGCTGTTATTGCTGTTGGCACGGTAACCCGGAATTTCTCCTGATGCCCAATTCTTCGCACGGAGGAACAGAACATCGTCAGGGTCACCAATCGCGATTTGTGCTGAACGGCGGGATGAACCCGAAACGACAACACGACCAATGATGTTGCAAATATCTAGGACATCAATTGAACGAAGTTTTTTCCCTTCTCGGTTTTGAAGCACCTTAGAAATATCTTCAATCCCATCAATCAGCGCTTGCGGTCCGCTGGCTGTTCCGCCGAATGTCTTGAGGGGTGCGCCAAATTGGCGAATAAGAATCGTTGAATACGAGAAAGACTTCCCTGTTTCAAAGTACGACTTCAATGTGCTATGTAGCAGTCGTCTCCAACCCTGTCGTGAGTCAGGGACAATAATGTCCGCATCGTTTGATCGCTCGTGAGTGATTTTTACATTGGTCAAAACTTTTGGAAGGTCATGGATTTTTGCTCGCTCCACAGAGAAACCAACTCCGCCACCAAGCATGAGGTGGTCAAAAAGAAATTCAAAATCTTCTACTTTTTCTATGTTTACGAAATAGCAGTTATTGAGTGATGCCGCGTTGAACTGTTTGATGAGCGGGGTTCCGAGTTGCCATAGTGCGCGACCCGAGAATGATCCTCGTAGGTTGAACACATGGTCGTAGAGTTTTTCTGCTTGATCTTGTGTTAGTGGTGTCCCAATGTCTATTGCTCCGTTTACACAGCGTTGTACTGTTTCTGCCCAAATTTCGTTTCGGTCTAGTTCTTCAATTCGTCGTGAGTATGTGCGTAAGTAAACAACTTCACCTAAACCGCTGAATCCCCAAGGCGGAGTCTGTGTCTTGTAGCGGTCAACAAATTCTTCAGTGATTCTTGCGGTCATTTTGTTCTCTTTCGGTGTAGTTGCAATTTAGGCAGAGAACTATATTACAGCACCAAGGGTTTTAAGTAAAATCCTAATTACTAGTAAGGTTATATTTTCGTGCTTCTTCTAAGGGTATTACTTGACCAACAGCAAATTTTCTCACCTTTGTGAAAACTCCCGGTGATACTTCTTCGGGCATAAAAAAATCTTCTTCAACTCTGAATGTTTGTTTACCGTCTAGGGAGTTGAACAGTCCAAGACCAAATATCCTTGTTGGTGGTTTGTGATTATCGGGCACACAGTTACCGCTTGGGTCACCGCAAACTATGCATGGTTCAGTGGAAGCCCTCAAGAACTCTATGTCACCATATATATATTCAGGCATAAACAAGTGTACCCCGCACCATGCTGACCGTTTACATGAAGAAGGAGCGCCTTTCGGCGCTCCTTCTCTCTATGCGAGGGGGCATAGACCTGTGACCCATGTATTTAATTTTTGGGTGCGAACTTGTTCTCCTGTTGTAGAACTTTCATTTCTTCTGCAAAAACTGCATCAAACTCATCCTTGTAGCGAATCTGTAGAACGAACGATGCACGACGCTTTGCCTCTAGTTTGCGCTTTGCCTCAACCCTGCGGGCTTCTGCGCGTCGGTTGCGTTCCTCAACGGGTAGTGGCTTCCTTCCTCGGGTTACACCTAGTTTGTTCTTCATTTGCTCATATGTTGTTGCCATTGTGGCTCCTATTTGTGTCTAGTGGTTACTTAATTAATAATTAGATAATAACTAAGGCTTCAAGATAAAGCAACCCTAATTTCGTAAAAATATACCGTGACATTGTGTATAAATGGGCTCTACGGGTGGGTTGTAATAATGAATGAGGCGCACTACACTTACGGTATGGATAATATAAACATACCTAAAACATCACTAATCACCGAATTACCTACCGTAATGAACCTCAAGGAAGCACAGTTGAACTGCCGTGACTTTGACGCAGTAATTACAGCAGGACCATCTAAACGGGAAGTCAGCGAATTCAGACACCCAATACATAAAGTCGTTGAATTCCACGACACCATGTTTGAAAACAACGGTGGACCATCATATGAAAATGTTGCAGAACTCATTGAGTTTGGTGCAGGGGTTCCAAAACTCTTGGTTCACTGCCATGCAGGTATTTCCCGCTCTACGGCAACAGCATGGGGGGTGGCAATCGCAAACGGTGAAGAACCTTTGGAAGCATTCCTGCAACTACAACAAAATCACCCAAACGAAAGCAGTGTCTTTGGTCATGGATTTAAGCGAACATTCGCACCCAACATCCTTATCGTAAAACACCTTGACAAGTATTTCAATCTAGGGACAACCCTTCTTGAAATCCGACAGAAGCACACAGAGGGTGGCTGGTAAGAATATGAAAGTATTTTGGAACAGCGACTACACAAACATTTCCCACGACTTTGACACATCGCGCAAATCCGACAATATTGTCGCGTTGATCAAAGAAAACCAAGAAATGCCATCACAGTTAAGACTGCATAAAGATATCCCAAATGTGGAAATCTGCGATCCTTACGCAAAGACCGATGTGGACGTCACCGAAGGTTTAATCAATTCTTGGCTAACTAAAAATTACGCTGAAGCACTTAGGACGAACAACAATAGGCTTCTATCTGAAAGTCAAGGTTTCAGATGGTGCCCCAACACTTACGCTTTCGCTCGTGCCCATGCGCACGGGTTGATCGCTTCAGTTGATGAGGTTAAATCGGGTGGCGGCAGGTGTGGAAGTTTGTCGTCAGGTCTCCACCATGCTTCTATGGGTTCGGGTGCAGGGTTCTGCACTATCAACGGGATTGCTTTGTCGGCGATCTACGCC